AGAAGATCGGCAGCGACATCAACCGATCCACCAGATTCGGCTCTTGCTTCTCCGCTGTCACTTCCGCTGGCAACGGTGGCGGTTTCGGGCACTGGAACGCTTGGGCAGGTGGGCGCTTTGACAGGAATCCGCAGCTTGAGAGCGCCACTGTTAAGGTCAGCACGCAACTGATTTTCTTTAACCTTTGCAACATTGTTCGCCTTTCGTAATGTGTCACCGTATGTCTGCGCTACCTTTGCCATCGCCTGCTCAGTCTCCCGCGCCTTGGCGTTGAGCGCGGCAATCTCAAGCTGCTGGCGCTGATATTCTGAATCTTTACCCTTGTAGTATCCACCACCAAAGGCTGAAAGCACCGCCATGACGATGCCCAATAACACCCAAGGATTTAATAGACTCATGGTGCTGGCGGCTCGTTGTCGTTAGCCTCTGCCTTGGCAACTGCATTGGCCACGGCTTTGACACCAGATCGTCCTGCAACACCGCCAAGCACGCCAGTGATGAATACCATGATGGTGGAAATTTGGCTTGTGTAGACCTTATCAATTGCCGCCATCTGACCATTCATTGGTTGCGTCACATAGGTCACAGAGTATAAGAACATGGCCATTGCACCAAGCAGAATGGTCACCAAGATAACGATCACAAAAGCCCAAACACGAATCTCGATTTCTTCGGCAGTCATGCGGCTTGATTTATTCATCACGACAGTTGGCATTACTTCTTCTCCTGTTCGGTTTTAATAAGTTGCTCTGGACAAGTCGCTGTGGCGGTGCAGATGGGTGGCTTGCACTCATCAAGCTCCCAATTCTCAGGGTCTTGACATGGGTATCTGAATCTGTCTTCGCACCCTGTCAAACACAGGATTGTCATCAAAAGAATTAGGCTTTTTGTCACGCTTGTCCCTTTCAATCTCTCGGCGCAATTTTTCCACTTTTTCGGTCTGCTGTTTCACTTCTGCTTTTTGAGTCAGAACCTCTACATACAAAAATGCGAGCAACGGCAACATCAGCGCCACCAATACTACGGCAGATATCCACCCCAAGACACTCATTGCAGTATCCTCGCCTGACTCAGCCACACGAACCATGTCCAGAGGTACAGGATAAGAATAAATGTCAGGACGCTTAGTCCCGCTTTTAGCCTTTGGCTTGCTTCCCTTTGCTGCCGTTGCCATCTTTCCCTCTTCGCTTTCGCTTCTTGCGCCAGCCTTGCCGCCTCCTGTTCAGCGCCAACAATCTCATGCATATCCATGACCTTAGAGTACAGAGCACCTAGTTCCTGTGGGGCGTTCCAGGTCATCGCCATGCGTATATCTTCCACCAATTTGTTCATCTGATCCTGCGCCCTCACACGCTTGATGGCGGCCTCAAAGTGATTTTGTGTTGGATCGTAGACTGTTCTGGACTTTTCCTCTTCCTCCCGAATGTGATCTGCGAGCTGCTGCTGTATGTGGAAAAACTGAATTAATTGATCCACGACAGAATTCAAAATCTGCTCTTCATCAGCCGCAACGAATTTCTCTTTCTTCTTTGCGGCTGGCTTGGCTTGTTGTTGGTGTTGTGATGGTGTGGGTTTGCTGGAGAAAAATTGCAACAACTTCTTCCAGAACCCTTGCACCTCTTTGCCGATCTCCATCACCTGATCGGCTGTGGCTTTTATTTCTACAAACTGCGTTTTTGCGGAACGATACAAATCACACCCAGCCTGAATCTGCTTACAGATACCGGCGGCCATAAGGCATAGCGTGATCGGATCAATTTCACCCGCCTATGAGTTTGCTGATCATCGTGCCGACAAAGCCTGGTCCGAGCAGCACCGCACCAATCACGATGTAGAGCAGGTACTCGATGCGAGTCATGCGCCTATCGCCTTCGGTAAAGGCTTTCTCTATTGCGGCGTACCTCTCAGCGCAGACAGCCTCATGCACAGCAAATTCCTTTTCAACATCGTTCACCACGGCACTCCTGTTGCTGTCTTTGGATTCTTCTGTGCATCAATCTGCGCTTGCAAACCAGCCTCAATCTCAGCAACATCTAGCTTGTCTTTTACCCAAGCAATGACTTGTGCCTCGGTCAAAGAATCGTATGCCGTGAATGTGTCTCCACGCTCAAAACCCACTGTGCCGTAAGAGCCAGCAGAGTGTTCACCATCAACAGCGTCTACACGCCAGTGAGCAGTGGTGACTAAGCCATCTGAGGTTTGGCGGTCAAGTTGTGCAATTGTCCAAGTGGTTGTCATTTGTTCTCCAGTGCCGTGATTCGTGCTGTCAGGGCTGTGATGAGGGCTTGTTGTTCTTGGATGCACTTCATCAATGCAAACACCATGTCGGTGGTGTAAATAGTTTTAAGTGGAACACCATCTTCAGGGTCAGTGCCCTTCCAGCCATCGTTATTAACAAACTCAGGAGCAATTGCCTCCACATCTTGAGCAATTACCCCAAGGGTACGTTGCTCATTTTCTGGCTCATCACGATAGTTAAACAATTTGACGGGGATAGCGCAAATTTTGTCAAGGTAGCTTCCCGACAATTCAATATTTGTTTTTATGCGTTCATCTGAAAGGTTTACATTGTTGCCGCTAAAGTTAGATACTCCTCCATTGGTTGTTACAAAAAAACGATAACCATTGTTTGTAGCATTTGTATTGTAAAGATGGTAGTTAGACGAGTTTGCTGCGGTATTAATAACATAAGCCATATATGACTCGGTTGCACTAGCAATAAATTTAGCTCCAACACCTGCTGTTAGAGATGTATTCGTTGTCCCCACCAGCAAGTTACCGCTGGTATCAATCCGCATAGCCTCGCTTGCGCCAGTAGCAAAAGTAATAGAGTTGTATGCGTTGTTGTCGTTATTGATTCCGTTAATCTGGCAAATTCCAGATGCCCGTGTTAAACGAATACCTTCCTGAGATGTAGTTCCGGGGCTTAGTTGAACGGGGCCGCCAACAGTAGTAAGTCTTGCGCTGGAAATAGACGGCGTAACACCAATCCCTACCCGACCAGACGAATCAATCCGCATAACCTCCGCACCACCCTCAGCAAAAGCAATGGTGTCAGCGGCAGGGAAGAAGATACCTGTGTTGGTGTCGCCAGTGGCTGTGATTGTTGGCGCAGCCGCAGAGCCTGCTGCCGCTGTCAATGTTCCGCTAATTACAGCAGTGCCTGCCACCGTCAATGTCTTTCCCGATCCAATGTTCAAGCCAACTGATGTGCCAGTGCCGGCAGCCGCAAAGACAGCGTCAACCAAATCGAGGTCTGTATTTACCTTATTTCCCCAAGTGTCAGTACTTGCGCCTACTTCTGGTTTAGTAAGTAGTAGGTTGGAAGTCGTGGTGTCCGCCATTTTTAATCTCCATTAAATTCCGTGATTTGGGTGAAATCCAAATTGAAGTTCTGCCGATTTTCTTTTGCAAACAGCTTCAAAAAAATTATCAAAATATCCCAAAAACTTTCCACAAATCCTTACTTCCCATCTAGTCTCATTTCTTCCAATTCTATTGCTTAAAGAGACTCCAACAACACCTGATGTATTGTGTGATGGTTTTGATTGATTTCTACTATTTCCATGACTGTCAGTTTCTCTTAAATTTATCATCCTGTTGTCATGTCTAACATGATTCAAATGGTCTATTTGCTTTGGATAAACGCCATACATATATAACCATGCCAATCTATGGGCACGATAGCGAACACCATCCACGCAAATATTTAAATATCCACGATCACTAAATCCACCAGCGACTACACCTTTTGCCGCCTTGCGTCTACCTATAGCCCAAGTAAAAACACCAGAGTCAGCATCATAGTGCAACACCTCTTTCAAGCGTTGTTGCGTCAATGATTCTGTCTTTGCCATTCTTAAATCCCCTATGCGGCCTCTTGCCAAGTGATTGAATTGTCTGCTAAATCAGACCAGTTTTCTGAGGTGTCTGAAACTGGTGTCCAAGATTCCGAGGAATCGGACACTGGTGTCCAGCTTTCCGAATTATCTGACTCCGCAGTCCATGACTCTGGCGTGTCAGGCACTGCGCCCCACCCAAATCCGATCAGCGTGCCAACTGAGCCAAAGAGTTCAACGCCAGTTATTGCCACCTCAATAGTGGCAATAGCTGTTCCTAGAGCCTCTGTACCTGCAACACCTGTTATATCTTGGAACGATATAACTTCAGCAGATACAGTATCAACTTGACCAGTAGCAACTACTCCTGTAATCGCTTTCGATATTGCTGCGCCAACTGCCCCAATAAATAGGGCTGATGAATTACCGTCTTTAGCAACTGCAACAGACTGAGTGACGCTGCCAACCGCCAAGGTTGACGCATTGCCTGTTGCGGCATTGGTTGATTCTGATAAAACCGACCCAACAGAACAGGTTGACGCATTACCAGAAATGGCAATGGATACAGTCAGCCCGACTGTGCCGACATTACCTGTGGCGATATTCCCATTCTCTTGAACAGAGATGTTCTCTAATAAGTTGCCAACAGAAGCAGTGGAAGAATTCCCACTGATGACGACATTGCCTATGCCATAGACACCAAGTCCATAATAGCCTGTTCCATAAGCAGCCATGCCGCTGCTCCTCGGTTAAGCCAACCGGATCAGGCCGGTGCTGGCATCATTGACAGGCATGGTCAGCGTGAATGTCCCAGCAGTCACGGTTTGACTGCCAAATGTGTGCACACTCACCGCCTTGTCGGATTGGCTTGAGTTATAGATCAAGACACAATCAAATGCTGTGGATAAAGTGACCGCTGAATAGGTGATGCTGGCGCTTGGCGTGACAAAGGCAGTCGTGCCACTGGTGCTCGGTGGCGTGCCAAATGTGACGGTGACACCACCTGCGGTATAGCCTGAACCAGACACCTCACCAGAGGCCGTATATGCGGTTGTAGAGGCATTGATAGTGGCGCTGGCTAAGTACAAAGCCGCCTTGAAAGTGTCAGCGGCAGTCGATGCACGCACAACACCTGTGCCGAAATTGTGAATGCCAGTCAGCAACTCACCTTTAAAACTTGTACACATGGATTGAGTATTGGCCACGGTCTTATTCCTTATCCAATTGCCGCCGCAACGCCATCGGCTGCGACACTTTGTTTCAACACAACATGGACTGATCTGTGTACCAGTTCGTCATCCAAACGATATTCAACCCAACTGATGATCTCTTTGTCGTTCTCAATCGAACCCTCAG